CAGGCCATTGGTGCTTATTTATAAACGTTTTCTAATGCCTCACCACATGGTCTGCTGCGTGTGTTGCAGCAAAGCTATGTGGCTTTATGACAGCATCTAAACCTAGCGATCCCTTGACCCATCCAAGGGCTTCCTTGACCGCTACAGATGACTTGTGCTTTGGGTTAGGATTGATATCCAAGTGAATTTCCATATGGCGATCACCAAGCACGTCAATAATTTCCGATGCTGCTGCTACAGCATAGTTAACCTCATTTAGCAACCTCTGCTTTAGGTTACCATAGTCAGGTTGATCATATGACTCATGGAACAAACGGCAACCATGCTTAGAGTCCATGTGGACGATGATCACAGTCGAGTACTTTGCGTACCACTGCTTGTTCTTCTTGTAACGAATCGAGTCACATCCAATGTACACAGACGACTGGCAACTTGATTCCCGTATTGCTTGCTTTGCCTTTTCAATCATAACACTTCTCTAAAATGGAGCCCCGTTCGGGAATTGAACCCGAATACAACGGTTTTGCAGACCGCGACAATTGCCATTCTGTCAACGAGGCATGGTAGTCCCGGAGGGATTCGAACCCCCAACCGTTCGGTAATCTGCCGATCATGAGGTATAAGCTCACCGCTCTACCATTGAGCTACGGGACTATAATTGGTGCGCCGTGAGGGACTCGAACCCCCGACCAACGGAGTAGAAATCCGATGCTCTGATCCAGCTGAGCTAACGGCGCGTAAAGTTACTTGGATGTAGCCTTTATCTTACCGTCTAGTGCAAGATCGGACCAGTCAAGCCAATCCTTCTCTTCTACGTCCAGCTTCTTACCTGCACGATATCGCTTCATGAGCTCTGTACGAGTCTGCAAGATCGCACGATAACCTTCTTTATAGGTCGGAAGTGTGTATTGCTTTACTGTAACCATAGTAATCTCCTAACACCAGACAAAGGTATTTATATGATCAATCGTTAGCGGTAACTGCAAAGAAACCGAGGATCATCATAATAGCACCAAGGAGCGCCTGAAAGATCTCACCAACGAGACTAGGAGGATCACCCGCAACACAATCTACTGCACGATGGCATGCTTCCCAGTAGTCATCAGAACCAGCAGTGCCAGCGATGAGAAGAAAGCCTACAAGCAAACCAACAAATCCTAAAATCTTAGCCATTATGATTCTCCAACAAGAGTGACTGTTATGGTTTACCCTACAGCAGATCGGATTATATGTACACAGCTAAATTGAATTTTTTTGAAGAATTCTCCAGCCAGAGATCGGACTGAAGAACATATCGTTGCTACCTTCAACCGTAACGTTAGCTTCAAAGCCTGCGGCCTCAGCCTCATCCATGGCATCGTAGATGCTAGTGCCTTCATAGATGCACATAGCAAAGTTTAGAAGATATACCTTAACCATTAGATAACCTTTCCATCCAGAACAAAGTAGCTACGAGCACCCTTTTCACCGTAGTGAAAGATCAGAAGGCCATCGTTCATGAGCATCTGCAGAGGGGCTTCACCCTTAGGATTGTAAACACCACCGAGGCGAGCAAAGTAGTCCTCAACCGTATAGTGCTTGATCAGCATCTTGATGAACTTAGCCTTGGTGACCGGACTGCCGCGATACTTAAAGCGAGCAACAAACTTGCGATCTTCCCAGAACGAGTCAGCGTGGGGCTGATAGTGAATGTATTCACCGGTGACAACCAGGTTTTCTTTCGTGAAAGCAGTCATAGCAGATCTCCGTAGCTTATGATTCATCCTACAGCAAGTGGGATTATATGTACACTACTTTTTTTCGTGCCTTGAACTTTTTTCCAAAAAGAATTTCGTCAAAGTCGACAAGGACGGCATCTCCGTCACGGAGTTCCTTCCGGCGGGATGTCTGGAGTTTCGGTGAGTTCGGGTTGTGGCCACCGTGCCATTCATAGCTGTCGAACAGTTGTCCCTTGAGGTCCTGATACTGTTTCACCAGTTGCTCCCTTCCCATTCCATGTCATACTCAGTGGAGGGATAGTCTACCCGATACCACTGCTGCTCATTCCACTCTTGATGGCCCGAGACGTAGTCGTATTCGACGGTCTCGACTACCTCGTTGGTGGCTTTGCGGGTGATGATGAGAGTTTTCATGCTTTCCTCCTTGGCTATATGATCATCCTACACCAGCTGGAATTCTATGTACACAGTTATTTTTGCGTGGTATAAATAGGGTATAACGTTCAGATAGGGATTTCAATGGCTATTGTAGGTCAACCAGGCGACATCAACTTTCTCAGTCCTCTTGGCTTTAAGTTCAGCTTGACCAAGAGTCCTAATGTTGAGTACTATGTCCAAAACCTAGATTTTCCGCGTATAAGCCTCTCTGAGCAAAGCCGGATCAAGACCCCATGGGGTACTCTAGCCACCACGGCAGACCATATGGTGTTCGATTCCTTCACGATCACATTCAAGATCGACGAGGACATGTACAACTACTTTGAGATCTACGACTGGATCACGGCAATCGGCCGTCCCGAATCAGGCGAAAAGTATGGTGCTCTCAAGAAGCAACCATTAGGATTTGGTGCATCGGTTGATGCTGACCTGATTGTACTAAACGGCACAATGAATCCTAACATCAAAATCACATTCTTTGACGTCAGTCCATTATCACTGTCCGGATTCAGGTTTGACTCGACCGAGACAGACGTCAACTATATCACAGCTTCGGCTGAGTTTATGTATAGAGAGTATGTTTACACTCGTTTATAATGACTTGTATAATAGCCATAAAGCGGCTTCATGACTACCACAGAAGTCATTTTGTTATAAGGATGTGAAAATGAAACTAGAAGAAATCTACGATCTCTGGGCAGAAGACTCAGAGATCGATACTAATGCTATTGACACAGTGGCAATTAGCATCCCAAAACTCCATCATAAATACTTTAAGATCCTCTCAAACGAACGGCTTCAGTTGCGTAAGTTGGAAGCAGACTACAAGAAGTTGTATCTGCTGAAGTTCGAGTACTTCATGGGAACTCTCGACAAAGAGACCCTGGATGAATACGGTTGGACACCGAATCCACGTAGCATCCTAAAATCAGACATCCCAATGCATCTTGAATCAGATAAAGATGTAGTCAACCTAACCCTAAAAATCGCATATCAAAAAGAAAAGACAAGCGCATTGGAATCAATCATCAAGAACATTGGTGATCGAGGATATATTGTCAAGAACTATATTGATTGGCAAAGATTTAAGAATGGAGCGTAATGACTGACACACTACACATTACAAAGATCAATGAGGTTCACATAAGGGTGGATTGTGACTCTGGTTTAGCTATGGAGCTATCAGAGTATTTCACGTTTCTTGTTCCTGGAGCTAAGTTCCATCCTTTAGTTCGCAATAGGGTCTGGGATGGCAAGATCCGTCTTTATAATGTGATGACTAAACTCCTATATGCAGGCTTGTTTCAGAATGTTCTTGCCTTTGCTCGTAACAGAAACTACAACGTAGAGGTAGGTGAAGGCTTTGATGAGGAATCATTCTCACTAAAAGAAGCAGATGACTTTAGTAAAACTTTAGGTTTACCCTTTAAAGCACGTGACTACCAGATTGCAGCATTAGCTCATGGTGTACGTAAGACTCGGTCGGTGTTACTATCACCTACAGGATCCGGCAAGTCGCTAATCATCTACATGCTAGCTCAGTACTATAAGAAGAAGACGCTGATCATCGTCCCTACGATCTCGCTGGTTCATCAGCTAGCCGGTGACTTTGAGTCATATGGCTATAAGGAAAAGTGTCATAAGATCACTGCAGGTGCCGACAAGAGCTCTGATGCTATGTTTACCATCTCGACATGGCAATCCATCTATAAGATGCCAAAGGCATGGTTCAACGAGTTCGAGGTTGTCTTTGGTGACGAGTGCCATCTATTCAAGGCCAAATCTCTAACCTCTATCATGGAGAAGCTTGACAAGTGCAAGCATCGTTTTGGTTTAACCGGAACATTGGATGGCACATTGACTAATAAGCTTGTGCTAGAAGGATTATTTGGGACCGTCAAGAGAGTAGCTAAGACTACTGATCTGATTGATCAGGGGGATCTAGCAGAACTTAAGATCAAGGTGCTTCTCTTAAAATATGATGAGGAAGTACGTAAGGCAAACAAGGATAACGACTATCATGCTGAGATGGACTTCATCATCGGTCATCAAGGTCGGAACAAGTTCATCAAGAATCTTGCCCTGTCACTTAAAGGCAATAGTCTAGTTCTATTCCAGTTTGTTGACAAACATGGTAAGGACTTGTACAAAGACATCCTGGATGC